ACCCATTAATACACGTTCGCCTTTGGCTACACACATAATTAATATGATCGCATTTTGAGGCATTAACCGCGTATATGCGACACCACGGTACCAATCTTCCAGTTTTCTTCGTTGAATTTCACTATCAGCATCTTCACGTCCGCGTATTGGATCATCTATAATAAACAGATTGGCTCCACGGCCGACAACACCACCGCTGACGCCAAGCGCAAAATAATATCCGCCTTGATCCGTTGTCATTCTGTTTTGTCCGGCAGCATCTTTTGATACGGAACATGCCTTAAAAACCTGTTTGTGAATAGGCATAACCATCTGGTTACGGACTTTACGGCCACAGTCGCCGGCACGTTCATAAGAATAGGCTGCGAATATGACTTGTGCGGATGGATTGCGACCAAGATACCATGCTGGAAAATATTCAGAAGCCAACATCGTCTTGCCATGCCGTGGTGGCATATTGATGATCAACCGGTCAATAGTTCCATTTTCAACTTTAGTTAAAGCATCAGCGATCATTAGGTTGTGTTTGGCAAAACGATAAGATGGATGTTGCAGCGCAACATATCCAGGAAGGCTTTTATAGGCAAGTTGAAACGGACTTAATTCGCTCAATGCCTTACGGGCGCTTTCTCTTTGGCCATAAGTCGTATCACTTGGCATTAACAACCTCCATATCTTCTATGTTTTCAAAGTCATCAATGTTTTCGATATTTTCAATTTGCTTTGGTTCGTCGGGTTCGATCATTGTGAACTTTGCATCAACTGTGTCAAATGTTTGAGACAAAACTGCATTGACAACAGCATCATTTTCGTCTTTGCTAAGATGCTCTTCTTGAGAAATAATCATGTGTTGCGGAGAACCAAGACCAATAATTTTAATTTCAAGTGTAACCAATTTGGTCCATTCTTCTTGCCAGCGCGATCCTTTTGCCGGATGTGCTGCAAGTTCGTCCAGTTTATCAAGACAAGCCTGCTTCCGTGTATGGATCTCATGTAAAACTCTTTTTCTGTTTGACATGAACACATCCTGTGTGGCAAGATTAAGTTCTTGATTTATTTCTTTTATGTCACGGCAAACAGTTGATTTATTAACACCGAGAGCTTCGGCAAGATCGTTCTGTGTCCACCCGGGGTTTTCTTGAATTAAACTTGCTACTTTCTTTCTTCGTTGAGCTATGCTAAAATACCTTTTATGAGAAACATGACCACGATTTGTAAACGACATAACAAAAAACTCCTTTGATCTTAAGATCTGTTATTTTATTTGTAAAATTTGAAATTAATTTAAAAAAACTGTTGACAGATTCTACTATTGATAAGATAATTAAGTCAACATAAAAATTATCAATGATTTTAAACGCTTAAACAGAAACATAAAACAAGTCAAATTTAAATAAATGATTAATAAAATCAAATATTTAAGAGGGGGCAAACGACCGGGGGAGTGATTCCTGCCGGATACGCGCTTCAAAATAATAATCACAATTTCAGGTTGTCCTGAAAGAAAGGATGGTGTTGTCACCATGGCTCCAAAATTAGTATTAGATGAAAACAAAAACGCAGTTCTTGAAGATGGTATGCCCGTTTATGAATATGAAGACGGGACAAAGTCGCCCTTAAATTTGGACGAGATGTTAACCACGCACGATGACAGGGTAAAAAATCTTACCGAAGAAAAAGATCGGCACTACAATAAATTTGTTGAAGCTGATAAAATCGTAAAAGAATTTGGAAAGATTACCCCTCAAGATGCAAAAAAGCATGCTGCAACCATCAAAAAACTGGATGGCCAAGAACTTGTTGATAAGCATGGACTCGAAAAATATCAAGAGGAATGGACTGCTGAGGTTACGCAGAACATTACTGAAGAATGGCAAGGAAAAGAAGCTACCTGGGGAGAAGAAAAAGCAGCTCTTACCAATGAATTGAAAGATACCGAATCGGTTATTTTTAATTTGGCGGTCAATAATGAATTTGCAAAACACCCATACTTTGCTGGTGATGAACGTAAAACGGTTTATGGGCCACAAGCCGCTGCAAAGATTTATGGAGATCAATTTAAAGTTGAAAGAAATGGTACAAAAGTTAAAGTTGTCGCAGTTGACAGAGATGGTAAACCTATCATTTCAAAGATTAATCATGGACTGCCCGCGCAATTCCATGAAGCTGTTGAAATCATAGTCCAGTCGGAAAATGATGGATACGGAATTTTCCGTTCTTCCCCGGGCGGTCCAGGGACGAACAGTAACGTAGGTTCCAAAGGTGAATTAGATCCAAATGCTTCACCATTGGATAAAATCAAGGCCGGTTTGCAAAAGAAAATGGGACGATAAAATGATAACAATGTCCTGTGCAAATCAGCCATAACACTTATTATGGAGGTTTTATAAATGGCTACACAAACACTTGCAATGGCTGCACTACTTATCAATGATGAGATCGTACAGGGTGTTGCACTGGACATTATCAGTATCAATCCAATCTTTTCCTATTTGCCTTTTATGGGTTATGAAGGACAAGGGATTATCGTCAATCGTGAGCTTGCTCTTGGTGGAGCGGATGAGTTCTCAGTAGGAGATACCATTACGTCTACCGCAAAATCAGCGTCAACCTTCACCCGCAAAACCTATACGGCTACCAAGATCATCGGTGATGCGGAAATGGACGGATTGGTTCAAGCTCAAAGTGTCGGCGGTGGAGTCGACCAAACTGCTCTTGAAATTTCATTGAAGGCCAAAAATGTTGGTCGGCTATTTCAACTCGGAATGGCAACCGGAAATGGCTCCAGTCCACAGATGAACAGTCTGCATTCCATGTGTGATGCAACTCAATATACCACGGCAGCCACGACTCAAACCTTGAGTTTTACGTTGCTGGATGAACTTTGCGATTTGGTTAAATCCAAAGATGGTAACGTTGACTGGATCCAAATGCCTTCTCGAACCTTGCGGTCTTTGAAGGTTCTTTATCGTGCCCTTGGCGGCACCATGCCAACTCAGGTTCTTCAAATGCCTGATGGTACCAGCCGGATTGTATACATGTTTGAAGATATTCCTGTTTTCAAAAATGAATATCTACCCGTTGTTGAAACGGCTAACGGTGCGGCTCTTACCGGCGGAGCCCTTACGTCTGTGTGGGCTGGTATTTGGGATGACGGTTCTCAAAAAATTGGCCTTGCTGCGATTCATCCGATGGCTGTACCAGGCGGAATCGTCGTTCATCCTGTCGGTTACAAAGCTGACAAAGACGAAGAAATTTGGCGTATTAAACAGTATGCCAATCTGGCCCTTTTCAACCGGAAAGGTCTTGCTCGATTGACTTCTATCAGCGATTAAGCTGACAGAATAGACAGTTACACAAAATACCGTGTCATGTGTCAATTCACATGACACGGTATATTAACGGGGGTTATCATGCCAAAAGTAAAATTAATCAATCAAATCTACGATCCTACTCCAGGAAAAATTTTCATTGTATACGGTCATAAGTTCATAGTTAATCATAATGGCGAAGCCATTGCGGATGTTGAACCGGAATTTATCAATTCTGAAATGGGCAATGGTCGTTATGTTTTACTGGATTCTCAAACAAATTCCATAGAAGACGCACAGGAAAAAATTAACTCTGCCGGTACCGGACCTCTACAAAAGTTCGGTTATGAAGTAATTGATTTTTATGGCGCGGATAGTTTAGATGATTTGTATCTAAAATTAGGCAAACTAAAAAAGGAGCATCTCGGATTATTTGCTAAAACACGATTTAATTTGGAAATCCCCATTTCAATGTCAAAAGCATCCCATAAAATTGAACTGTTCAGAATGATTAAAGAAGAATATGACAAAAAACAGAACAAAAATGATGGAACTAAAATTGAAAATGAGGATTAATCATGCTATCGATCGCTATGTTCGTAAAAGACGAGGCAGCCCATATAGAACGTTGCCTAAAATCTGTCCAGAAAGTATCGTCTGAAATTATTGTTGTCGATACCGGTTCAACCGACAATACTGTTGAGCTTGCAAAAAAATACACCAACAAAATTTACCACAAAGAATGGGTAGATGATTTTGCCCTTCACCGCAATTATTCTTTTAAGCATTGTACTCAAAAATGGATTCTCCAAATAGATGCTGATGAAGAACTTATCTTTGACGACACAAAAGCATTTGAAGATTTTATGGTGATGTTAAAAGTCGCTGATGGAACAAAAGATTTAAATGCGATTGTGTTACCACTCAGGGACTGGGACGACAAGAAACAATTGGTTCGTTCGGAATTCGACGCTGTCAGGATTTTTAGAAATGGAACAACCGTATGGAAACGCCGGATTCATAATGAACCAATGTATGATGGTGACACAGCTGTATTTAGAACAGCATTTTTAAAGCACTATGGATACAATCTGACTGATGAGCAAAAAGAAAAAAAAGCTCAAAGGACTATCCGCTTATTAGAATTATCAATTAAAGAAGATCCGACTGATTACAATTCTTTGTTTTATTTATCACAAGCCTATGGAATGTATAAAGATGATCCTGATATGGTTTTGCATTATGCTGAAAAATATGTTGCACATAAAAAAGATATCGAACCAAAATTTTTTATGTCAACAATTTATCACAGTGCAGCCAGTATAAATATTTTTAAAAAAGATTACGATGAGGCTCAAAGATGGATACTGGCCGGATTGCAACATGATAATTGCAGTCTTGATTTACTTTACGATATGATTCAAGTTGGCATTCGTATTGAAAATCCACAGGTTTTGGCTAACGCGGCTGCAAAGTTTGTGGCGGTATTTGAAAATTTTACAAAATATCGAAATCAAAAAGTTGGACAATTTGTCTTTCATTATAATCTGAACAGCTATGCACAAGCATTGTATTATTTAAGTCTTTCGTATCTTGAAAATGGTGTCGTAACACATCAAAAACTGCAAAGTCTTTTACATAAACTCGATCCTGAACGGAAAGAAAAAATTAAAAATCTTTTAGATGAAGCGATCGGTAAAATTAAATTGAAAGATCTAATCAATGAACCAAGCATTATCGTCACCCCAAACATTTCTGGCAATGCCACGAAAGCCGTTGTTGACAATTTTAACAAGAGTTTACGCT